GCCCCCCCCCAGCCGGCAAGCGATGGCGAGGTAGCCCGGATGGTGCAGGCCACCAAAGCCAGCCAGCCCCAGATGCAGCAGGGAGTAAGCCGCTTAGTCAAGCGCGCCGGAGCCGACACGACCCTGAAAAATGCCCTGCGGGACGGGGCCGAGTTTGCCTGGATCCCCCAGGGCGATACCTGCGCCTTTTGCCTGACGCTGGCAAGCCGCGGCTGGCAGAAAGCCAGCCAGGCAGCCATCAAGGGCGGGCACGCCGAGCATATCCACGCCAACTGCGACTGTGAGTACGCGATACGGTTTGACGGGCGCAGCACGGTGGCTGGGTACGACCCGGACAAGTACCTGCGCCAGTACCGTGCCGCTGATGGGGACATCAACAAACTGCGCCGGGTGAATTATGCCGCCAACAAGGAGCGCATCAACGCCCAGAAGCGGGCAGCATATGCGGCGAGGAAAGCCTATACAAATCAGGCTGCAAGTGCTATACTGGACACATCAAACAAGATTGGTGTGAACCCGGACGTGAATTTTGTATGTAAGCTAAACAAAGAACTATATAAAGTCGTAACGGAAGACATCCGAACCGATGAAGTCATTATTACCGATGAGCGCATTCAGCACATTCAGGAGCGCCATCCTGATGATTATGAACGGTTCAGTACCTATCTGGCTGAAATTGTCCAAAGTCCTGATTACATCATCCGAGACCCCCGACCGCAAACCGGGATGCTTTTGAAAGAAATCACAGTCGGCGAAACCGGCGAGCACTTCCGCATTGCACTTCGGCTTGCAGCGTCACAGGATCCCGCACATTACAAAAACTCCATTATCACCTTTTTGAAAATTCGCCAAAAAGAATGGGAACGGCTTATCCACAACAAAGAAATTCTTTACAAGGCAAAGTAAAAATGCTATAATATGCATAGGATAAGAGAGGCATTTGAGGTGGTAGATTTCGTACCGACCACACGCCGCTGGTAATGACAAGGGCTTTGCCCTGAGAGATGCAGGAGAATGGTACGCCTGCCAAATGCCAATCGATGGGGAACGGTTCAGATGCCGTTCCCCGTTCCTGTTGATAGATCCATTTTAACCACGATGCAACCGCACCGTGGTTTTTTTATGCCTGTTTCCGGCTGCATGAGGCCGGGACGGGCGTTTTTTATTCCCAAAATTGCCCGGCATGGCGTAAAACTGCACAGCCAGGGCGGATGCGACCCGCGTAAACAAAGCGCAGGCGGAAAGGAACCCTTATGAAACGCGAAGAAGTCAAGAACAAGATCCCCGGCATTACCGATGAACAGCTGGATTGGCTGATGGGCGAAAACGGCAGGGGCGGGCCCGCCCGCAAAACCAAGGCCGCCAGCCTGCAAGGCCAGGTGGATGACCTGACCAAGCAGCTGAACACCGCCAAAGACGGCCTGAAAGCCTTTGAGGGGGTGGACGTGGCCGACCTGAAAGGGCAGATCACCAAGCTGCAGGGCCAGCTGACCGACCAGGCCGACAGCTTTGCCTTTGATGCCGCCCTGGACGGTGCCATCCGCGATGCACGCGGCCGCGATGTAAAGGCCATCCGCGGGATGCTGGATGTGGCGGCGCTGAAAGCCAGCAAGGACCGCACCAGCGACATCAAGACCGCGCTGGATGCCCTGGTGAAAGACAAGGCCTGGGCCTTTGATGCCGCCCCCGGCGGCTACCCCAACGTGAAAGACGGCGGCGAGGCCGCCGCCCGCGGCAAGGGCGGCATGGTGGACGGCGTGGAGGCTGCTTTCGCGTCGATGAATCCGAACTTGAAAGTGTAAGTTTTACAGAAAGGAGCCAATTATGGCACATGCAAATCAGGAACGCTGGAGCAAGCTGGTGGACGCTAAGCTGCGCAACCAGCTTGTGACCCGTGACAACTACATCTTTAACAACCGCTACGAGGGCGACCCTAAGGCGGGCAAGGTCAAGATCCCGGTGCGTGATACCGAGGTCTCTGTCAAGGACTACAACAAGGCCACCGGCATCGACCCCGAGGCCGGTACCACTACCTACCTGGAGCTGAACATCGACCAGGATGAGGCCGTGAACGAGCTGATCGACGGCTTTGATGCCGCCAGTGTGCCCGATGGCATTGTGGCCGACCGCCTGGACAGCGCCGGTTACAGCCTGGGCCTGTCCATCGACAAGAAGTCCATCGAGGCTTTGCAGGCCGCCAGCGGTGCCACCATCAGCGCCACCAAGACCGCCGCTACCGAGGCCAACGCCTACAAGCTGGCGCTGGAGGCCAAGCGCGTGCTGAGCCGCAAGGGCGTACCCGCCGATGGCCGCTTTATGATCGTCTCGCCCGAGTACCTGGAAGTGCTGATGCTGGATGAGCATTTCATCAAGCGCGGCGACCTGTCCCAGGAGATGGTGCAGGCGGGCGTGGCCGGTAAGATCGCGGGCTTCAACGTGTTTGAATCCAACAACATGGATTACGAGAACACCACCCGCGTGGCCAGCAAAAAGACCACCACCGAGTTCATCTGCGGTCACCCGAACTGGTGCCACCGCGTGATGGAGTGGCAGGTCCCCGTCCACCTGCAGGATCTGGCCGGCAGCGGCAAGTACATCGGTGCAAGCGCCGTGCAGGGCCGCAAGGTCTACGGCATCAAGGTCTCCAAGCCGCAGACCCTGTACATCAAGCGCACCGAGGCCTGATAAGGAGGGCTGACCCATGGGATACGCCATTGTAGAGGAAGTTGAGGTCGGCTTCCGTACGCTGACCCAGGAGGAACGGGAGCGGACGGCCGCCCTGCTGGAGGAAGCTGCCCTGGTGATCGATGCCTACGGCAAGGATGCTGACCCTGATGTAAAGCGGCTGGTCTCCTGCCGGATGGTGCGCCGCCTGCTGGGTGACGGCACCGGCGGCGAGACCCCGCTGTACCCCATGGGCGCTACCCAGGGGTCCGCTACAGCGCTGGGCTATACCCAGAGCTGGACCATGGGCAGCAGCGGCAGCGCCGGGGAGCTGTACCTCTCTAAGCTGGAAAAAAAGCTGCTGGGTGCGGGCAACCGCATCGGCGCGGCCAGCCCGGTGGAGGGGCTTTGCGATGCTTCGGGGGATTGATGTGGTGCTGTACGAGAAGCACCAGACCGGCGAGGATGCTTTCCATGCGCCGGTGTATGAAGAAACGCCCGTGACCGTGCACAATGTGCTGGTTGGTGCCCCGGACACCGCTGCCATCGTGAACGAGCTGACCCTGACGGGCAGGCGGCTGGCCTACACGCTGGCCCTGCCAAAAGGGGATAGCCATGATTGGCACAACGTGACCGTGGCGTTTTTCGGGCAGAAGTTCCGCACCTACGGCGATGTGGTGCAGGGCATGGAAAGCCTTGTACCGCTGGCATGGAACAAACAGGTAAAGGTGGAACGGTATGGCTAAGGTTGCAAAAATCAAACTGAATCGTGCCGGGGTGCGGCGGCTTTTGAAAAGCAAGGAGATGCAGGCCATCTGCACCGAACACGCCGAGGAGATTGCCGCCCGCTGCGGGGAAGGCTACGCTGTGGACAGCATGCAGAAAGAGACCCGCGCCATTGCCACCGTGTATCCCCAGACTGCTGAGGCCCGCCGCGACAACTACCGCAACAACACCATAGAAAAGGCTTTGCGATGATCGAAACGACTGTTTTGGATTATCTGCGCGACCGGCTGGGTGTTCCTGTGACGATGGAAGTGCCGGAGGGAGCCTCCGGCACTTTTGTCGTATTGGAGAAAACCGGCAGCAGCAGGCAGAATTACATCTGCCGCGCCACTTTGGCCGTACAGAGTTATGCGCCCACGTTGTTACAGGCAGCACAATTGGACGATGCCGTGATCGAAGCCATGCTGGCTTTGCCCACGCTTGACCAGGTGGGGGCCTGCAAGCTGGAGCGCGATTACAATTTTACCGATACCGAAACCAAAAAATACCGCTACCAGGCGGTGTTTGCGGTGACTTATTACGAATAACCGCGTGTCCACACTGGACACGGGAAAGGAGCCTGTAATGGCAGACACCAAAAATGTAACCACCAGTAAGCCCAAGATCGGCGGCGCAGTGTACCGTGCGCCTTTGGACACTACGCTGCCCACCGATGCCACCACCGCTTTGAATGAAGCATTTGTGTGCCTGGGCTATATCAGCGAGGACGGCCTGACCAACGCGAACAGCCCGGACGGTGACAAGATCAAGGCCTGGGGCGGCGATACCGTGCATACCTACCAGAAAGAAAAGTCGGACACCTTCCAGTTCAAGCTGCTGGAAGCGCTGAACCCTGACGTGCTGAAAACCGTATACGGCGATGACAACGTGACCGGCACCCTCAAGGACGGGCTGACCGTAAAGGCCAACAGCAGCGCTGCCGAGGACAAGGCCTGGGTGGTGGAGCTGATCCTGAACGGCGTGCTGAAGCGCGTGGTCGTGCCCAAAGCCAAGATCACCAAGATGGACGACATCGTCTACGCCGATGAGGAAGCGCTGGGGTATGACATTACCATCACCGCCACGCCGGACAAGGACGGCAACACCCACTACGAGTACATCAAGGAGAAAACGGCATGATCACCGGCAAGACAAAAAGCGGCTTTGTTTACGCCATCCCGGAAAAGCGCATCCACAACATGGAACTGCTGGACGCGCTGGTGGAAGTGGAGCGCGGCAGCGATGCCGGTTTGAGCGATGCGCTGAACCTGCTGCTGGGCAAAGACCTGAAGAAAAAGCTGTACGACCTCCACCGCGATGAGGACGGCATTGTCGATGGCGAGGCTGTCGCCAACGACTTTGTGCAGATCCTGCTGGATTACAAAGCGGGAAAAAACTCCTGACCCTGGCCCGGATGGCAGCGCTGGCCCCGGACGAGCTGGTGTGCGACATGGCGGAAACCTACCATGTACTGGACTGGCGCGCCCTGGGGCTGCCGCTGGCGGGCCCCCCCGCCCGGGGGCCGCGGGGGGAAAAAAGCCGCACCTGCATGGCGCTGAACCATGCCCCGATAACGACCGACACGCTGCTGCTGGGTGCGATGGCTGACAGTTTGCAGCTGCTGGTGTGGAGCAAGACCAAAGACGCCCAGCATGGCCGCAACCGCCCTGCCCCGGTGCTGGATACCCTGTTGGGCACGGCCCGCCGCCGCAAGGTGACAGGCTTTGCCACGGCTGCCGAGTTTGAAGCGGCCAAAGCAGAAATTTTGAAGGGAGGCTGATGCCATGGCAAGCAAAACCGAACTGGCGAAAGCCTATGTTGAGATCATCCCCTCGGCCACCGGCATCGGCGGCAAGATCAGTGAAGCGCTGGGCGGGGAAGTAACCGCTGCGGGTGCTACTGCCGGGCAGAGCCTGGGCAAGAGCCTGATCGGCGCAGTGGGCAAGATCCTTGCGGCGGGGGGGCGCCGCCAAAAGCCGGCGGCCGCCCTT